AACTTGTTCTTCATCCGTTACGTTATTGATTATTATGTGACACATTGGAAATATGTCTTGCTTGTTTAGGTTTACATCTGACAACTCTCCTGTTGTGACTGTGTTCACATTAGGGTCATCTAATAACTGACTTTTGATTGTTTCGGTTAGTTTGTAAAAGCCTCTGACTGCTTGATTGTCGTTATTGCTCATTTCATTTTACTTTTTATTTGCTCTGCTTCTAGTTCGTTTTTGTCTTTCATAAATGATAGCATCATAAAACATTCGTGTACATTCAATTCTGTGATATGTTTAAATCTTGTAATATCTCCCTGAGAGAGTCCATATAATGATTGATACCATCCCCATTTAGTTGAGAAGTTAGATACTCTGTCAAGTCCACGTTCTGTTCCGTTTCCAAATAGCTCATCATAGTTTGCGACAAGTCCAGTCCTAAATTCCACAAAAAAAAAATCGAGCTTAATACTGCATTCATTGGAACATCTAAAGCGTTTGTATAGTTGTCTACTTTATATTCTTGAATAGAATACTTCTCTCTGAATTTGTTTTCTATGGGTCTGTATAAAACATTCATAGCTCTCTCTATATTCTCCCAGTCACCTATGTATGTGTCTAGGTCTATATATTCTCCTAAAGACAAGTCATCAAGGTTTGGATGAAAGCCATATTCAATACCATTTACTTTAAACTTCTGAACGAGCTTAGGTTTCTCATCAAACATCTTTGTCAGAATATTTTGTATTTCCTGTGTATCGTTGTATTTTAACTGCATTACATCCTTCAGAGGTATACCACAGAATATCTCTATCATCTTAGCCTGTAGAAATCTCTCATCATCATTATTTAACTGGATGTTTAGATATTTCTTGTACTGAGATAATTTGATGTCAGCAAGGGAGGTTGGTATTTCGACCTTAATCTTCATAACTATATAACGTATTTTTTGGACATATTTTCTAAACTCTAATTTAATAAAAAAGGGCGGACATTTCTGCCCACCCATATTGCCTAACCAAAAGCAACTAAACTTATCTGTTCTTTAAACCTTCAATGTAGTTTTGGTTTTCCAATTCCATCTCTAAATGGTGTATAGCTTTTGCTATGTCTTGAGTAATTGGGTTATTTGGTTTCTTACCTGCCCTCATAATATATGTAAGTGCAGTTCCCAAATTGTAATTGTCATCTTGAAAATCCCAAACCACGTTCTTGGCTTCAATTTTCATATACTTGCCCATATAGTAATCAGGTGACTTTTTCATCGGTCAGCAGCTTCACGACAAGCACTAGAGCAAACACTCTGCCCCTCATCTATTTCTGTTCCACATTCTGAACATTCGCCTCCGTAATCTACGAGGTATGGATTTCCTATATCAATGTAATTCATCTTGTAACGATTTTAATTTATTCTCTAGCTCTCTGTATTTTAACTTGAGAATGTTGTGTTCATATTTTAAGTCTGATGCTTCTAGCTGAGCATCCAAAAGTCCATTGGTTAGTTTGCTAATATAAAACGAAATCTGCCAGAATGATTCTATGACTTGATTAAGTTTTTTATTTGCTTTTTTGCCTTTACTCCATTCATCGAGTATTTGCATAACTACATCAATGTGAGTATCGCATATTAATCTGTCTTTTTTGTCCATTCGTTAAATATAATAATTACGAACGAATTATATCAAGGTCTAATTCTCTTGCAACATAATTAATATGTTTGGATGTTGTAACTGACCACCAACCTAAAACGATAAGTTTGTCATTTACTATTGTAGCAACATTAGTGTTGTAGCTATATACATTATTATCCTTAATGTGTAGGTTCTGTTTATATCTGTCTAAGTGTATCATAAGTTAAAAAGGTATTTAATCAGGGCAGTTCCTGCAAATGGTAATAAAAATACTGCGGTCATTAAAACGAATGCTACGAAATAAGCAATGTAGTGTTGTAATGTTTGTTTGTTTTTCATATTGTAAATATAACAATAATATTTGAATAATTAACAAAAAATTTTAAAACTTTTTATTTAATGGTGTATTTACCAAAATTAGGTCTTGATAAAATCGAATAAGTTGCATACCTACAAGGGTCAATTATGTGGTTGTTTTTATCTTCAGGAACATTAATTAATTTACCTGACCTATCTTCTTGCCATTTGTAATTTCTAAATTCCGCAATAGCATTTTCTGAAGAAGATAATATGTGAATTTTATACCTTTTTAACAAATCAATACCAGCGTTTACAGAATCTTTACCTTTTAAACTTGGGTGAATTGTATGTCCCATTCTTCTAAGCTCGTCAATAAGTCTTGGCTCTGCTGAGTCTGCATATATAGGTTTCCTTTCTAACCTTTCGTTTATTAAAAACTTGTGTATGTCCAAAGTGGTCATTTGTGTTCTGTATAAATGCTCCTTTACAAATAAGTTATATTGGTCAATATAAATAGAAACCAATGTTGTAGGGTCGTTTGTGTAACCAAAGTCCATTCCATAAGCAACTAGATTTGCAGTCGGTGGCAATGCGTTGTATTCTGTGTATGTAAATATTGTGCTTTTACTAGCTGACCTTTCTCCTAATCCATATATTTGCCAATATTGTTCATCTGTATATTTTAATCTTTCTATTTCCAATTTTATAGAATCCTCTAAAAATGGATTGTCTAAATAGGTTGTTTTAAAAAAATCGCAATCATTTCTTGATATTACTTTGTCATATATCCAATGATATTCATCCGATGGGTTAAAGTCTAAAATAATTCTTTCCTGTGTTCTAAAGATTAATTGTTGCCAATCTTCCCAATACAATTCATTACCCTCGTTTATAAAAAGCAAATCTCTTTTTCTTCCTCTTATTTTTTGGGATTGGTCAAGTGATGTAAATTCTATTAGATTACCAAATAAGTTGTATTCGGAATTTGACTTGTTATGATATTCTTCTCTGTATATATTATAATCCCTTAAAATTGTTATAAAGTCCCTTAGAACTGTTGAACGAAGGCTTGGGAATGTTTTTCTGCATATTGTTATAATCTTACCTTGATTACTTGTACAATACTTAAATATTATATACAATAATATATTGTAAGTCTTACCTGAACGAGTACCTCCTTGTTCAACGATAATCTTTTTATCACTATTAACTAAGTGCTTGTAGACAATGTTAGTCTGTATCTTCGGTTTTGTCAATTATCTCAATTTGGAAATTAGTAGGCATACCTTCTGCTCCTGTTATTTCTTGTCGTTCTATATATCCCCTTTTTTTTCCTTTTGTCTTTAGGTAAAAGATGGTAGCTGCGGTAGAATTTTCTGAGATTTGTTTATGCAGTTGGCTTTCTGCAAAGTCTAAAGCTATGTTTTCAATTTCTCTTACTTGCTTTGCAAATTCTTCATCTTCGTTTATCCATTTATAAAATGTACTTCTTGGTATTTCTGCTTTTTTACAAGCTACAGTTACAACTCCTAAACTTTGTTCCAAAGCCTGCAACATAGATTCTTTTTTTATGTGTCTACTTTTGACCATTATTTTTTTATTTTATTTAATTTCATACCATATTCATCTACTTTTTTTAAAGATGCCCAATCAAAAAAAGGATTTCTTTTTAATCCTTGTTTAAAATGTTTTTTCCATTCCACAACGTGATGTGGTCTATTAAAACGAATTTTGGTTTCTGCATACTGAGGCCATATTTCTTCTAAAGATTTTGCTTTTAAAACTTTCTTTTCAAATGCGTTACCTTGATATAATTCTGTTTGATTTCCGCCTTTCATTTTTGCAACCGTGCTTACTTTATCTACGCTAAATGCTGAAAACAATACAGTACACATTTTATTATGTAATACTTGTAAGCATAAATCAACATCTTCATTGTATTTAAGTCTCCAACGAAATGGCATATTATTGTTCATTAACATAGCACTATAAACGTGAGTATTTAATCGAAAAGGCTTATTATCACTACTTCCTCTAACAACAAACATACTGTAATTAAATCCTGAAATCCCAATGTTTAAATATCTATCTGTAAAATCTTCAGCGACTTTTATTGCCAATCCTGCATTACAAGGTATTTTTTTACCTTTTACTATCCTTCTTAGTTTGTGTATATTATCATCAAACATCCAATGTCGGTTGTGTCCATTTTTAATAGAATCTTCCCAACCATAGTTTCTTGCTGGATAGCTACCTACACCTAAGTTAGAAAATGGAAGTTTTAAAATATACTTTTCTCCTAAAGATTTACAATAATTATCATATTCTTGTGGCTCTACTAAAACCTTAAAATCCAAACCATCTTTTATAAAGCACTTTGCAGTTATAGGGTTTTCCCATCTACCTTTTGATACTATATAAATTGGATATTTATTCATATTTTATTTTACTAAAATCATTTTTTTCTCTAGCTGGGTAGTGTGCTGACCAAGTTAATCTAGTTTTAGATGATATTTCAATATTATTTTTGGATATATATTCTTCCCTTTTTTCTTCATTATCAAAAGAAATAATTAATTTTAATTCTTTCTCAGATGCCTCAAATTCAGGCATTCCCACCCATTCCGAATTTTCATCTCCGTTATTTATTTCAGATACTGACTGATTATTAAAATCATAAATATTTACACCCCAATCTGTAAGTTGTTCTACCTCCCACATATTAGCCAAGACATCCCAATCCCAATCTCCAAATGAAGCGTTGTCTTTTATAACAAATTGTTCCATCTGTTCTTTAGTAAGATTCTCAGCTTTTATTATCCATACATATTTAAGTCCTAATTCTAAACAAGCTTTGTATCTCATATTGCCACCTAAGATTCCATATTCATTATTTACAACGATTGGTCTTAGTTTTAACATCTCAGGAAATTCTTTAATGCTTTTGACTAATTTTTTAAACTTATGTTCTTTTATCAATCTTGGGTTTACAGGATTGCTGAATATTTTGTTGATGTTAATTTTCTCAATCATAACTATATAACGTAACTATTTAAACAATTTCTTTGTCGTTGTATTTCCATTCAAAACTTTTTACAACATTTCTAACAAAGCCTAATGCTTCTTCTTCTCTGTGTTTAGGTATTCTACTTACCAGTTTAACCAATGGAAGGTCCAGTTTCTGTTGTAGCTTTTCACACTTATTCTCTAGGTATTTCATTTTATTAATCTCATCAATTCCTGCATCTTCTTTAAATATAAAGTAATCTTCTGTTTCTGCAAGTTCTTTATTGTATCGTTTGTTTGTAGAATAAGAATTTACTGCGTTAATTACCGTTGCGTGGGTAATGTGTTTACCATTCTCTTGAAAGAAGTTAGCAATACTTGTCCATCTCATCTTTAGCTTTACTCTCATCAGATAACATAATAAAGACCTTACTTCTATTACACTTCTTCTTCTTGTGTTTTCAAATACGTTTATGCCAGTTATCTCTTTAAGTTTATTGGCTA